CCAATACATTGCAGAATAATTTGAATCTCTAGATTCTGCTTGAGCTGTTACTGTTGTTAAAGCAGTTGCATATGTAACTGGGTCCATTAATAAGAAAGCATCACCTCTATTTTCTACCATTGACAATGCTTTAGTTAATATTGTAGCATGATTTCCTTCATTATTTACTAGACCTGGTAATGATAATAAATTAATATCATATTCATCTTGATTACCTAATAAATTAATTGCATCTTCATAAGCAGTTTTTCCATTAGCTGCTACACCTAAATTAAATCCTTGCGTATTTGTACCAGTTATATTTTCATTAAATTGCATTGGATGAACTACTGAACCATCACTACCTTGACTAAATGAGCCAGATCCTACTGCTGGTAAACTTCCTGATAGATTTGCATCTCTTATATTTCCGTTTTCATCTAGATAATTCAATGTTGTATTATGAACTGTTACTCTAACATATTTAGATCTATTTGGAAATGATCCAGATAATTGAAGGAATGGATCTGTAGTTCCACTATCTCTCAATGTCTGTACTTGATCACCAATTACTCTACCAATAAAATTAGATGTATTTGGATCTAATGTTAAGTTTGAATATTGTTCTAATATTGTTTTTCTTTTAATAGTATCATCACCTCTTCGTATTAATAAATCAAATGTACCTTTGTTAACATTTCGACGACTTACTTCCCATCGTATGTTTGTCGCAGAACCTGATGATAATAAATTATTTGCAATTTCTGGTCCTTCGCTGTTTTGATCTGCGCCATCTGATAATGTTGTTAATGTAAATGCATTTGATGAATTAATTGTATTAGTTCCTCCTGACATGCTTAATCTACCATCACCTATTGCTGCTCCTGATGTTCCTTTAACAAAGAATGTTGTAGTTGCTGTAGTATCTCCACCTGAACCTGTCGCTATTGTTAAATTACCTGCCGTTCCTGCTGATGATGCTGATAATATTACAGCTGGTGCTGTTCCTGTTGCTGCAATTCCTAGTCCTGTCAAAGTAGAATTAGTATTAATTGCATTTTTAAGATTAGTTGCTGTTGAATTTAAATTTGCAGCCTCATTTGCTCCACCTTGTCCAAATTCAACAAATATTTGTGTTGCTGTATTTGTAAGACCTGCTGATTGAGAAACAAATGTAAAGTCAACACCTCCTATTGTTATTTCATCTGGTGCATTTCCAGCTGGATCAGTTGATCCTGCAGCCGATCCTGATGGTACATGTACAAATGTTAATGAACCAGTTCCAAAAGTAGCTCCTGCAGATTGTGATGCTGATACAATAGTCTTTGCTGGAGCAAATCCACTTGGTAGTATTCTTACTACTGTTAATGTATCTGCATATTTTAAATATTCTTGTGCTGTATAGTCTGTAAAAAACTTAAATACATTTTTATTTGCACCTGATCCAGATTCAAATTTACCTCCAAATAATTGTAAGTATTCTTGATAACTTGATACTACAGTTGGTATTCCAGCTGGACCCTTTACTGTTGGTCCTACTACTGCTGCTCCAATTGCAGCAACACCTGCCGGTAAAAACGACTGGTCTATTTCGTTGGTAAATACACCTGGTGATACTATTTTTTCAGCCATTATACTACTCCTCTTTTTATTTTCTTATAAATATAAGTTCTTAAAGCCAAACTATCATTTTGCAGGTGTAAATTCACCGCTTTGTAAATTAACAGTTCCTGCTCCATATTTTTTATTTAATGTTTCAACTAATGTTTTTTCTTGTTTTTGTAGATCTGTAAATTCTACATTAATTTTTTCTTTTTCTTTTACAAGATTTTCATAATCTTGTCTTGCTAATATTAAATCAATTTCAAGTTGACCAAATTTTGCCATTACTCCTTGATTACTATCACGAAGTTTTTTGATTTGTTCTAACTCTTCTTGTGTAAATTTTTGTGTTTGTGACATAACTTTTTCTCCTTTAAATATTACTATTATAAATATGCATTAAACTTTTCAAACAGTTAATTTCTATCCCCAGAACTTGGTCCATGTTTATTATCAATTGTATCTTTTGCATGCGGGCGATCTTTAAGGTCACGATATCCTTTAATTGAACGTGTTATAATAGATCGTTTATTACCTTGTTCTTTGGTAGTATCATAATCCTGTTTACGGTCTGCAAATGGAGCTCCTGGTTCTCCATATATGTTTTGAGGTACCCTATCTACTATAACATCAAATGCATCTGTTTCTGATGTAAATCTAACTTTCTTAACTGAGAATGCTTTTCGTACTGTTGATTCACGTAATTCATCTTCCATTAATAAACATCCTTTTGTTACAATTGGTAATGTACATCTTACTATTCTATCTTCACCTGTTGCATTTGTTGTTTCAAATGAATAATCAGAAATATATGTTGGAAACTTCCATGTTGTTCCCCAAGCAAATCCATTTTGTGGCATTATTTGTTCTACAACAAAATTCATTTGTTCTGTATATTCAGTCCATAATAATAATTCATATGATACATCAACAAATTCTGGAATAGGTATTACATAATATTCATTTAATTTTTTCTTTTGAGTATTTTGTAATACAGAAAATCTATCATAACGATTAACTGTTGTATGTTGATTTTGAATTAATAAATTATTACCTAATGGATTTTGGTTAACTCCTAATGTTTTTAATGAATCTCTTTCAGATATAGTAGTTCTTCTTATACTTATAACTGGAGTCATTATTTTACCTTTACGATCTCTCATATAACCACGAGCTTGAACTTGTGCCCATTTTTCACCATTTGCATACATTATTGGAATATCTATTTTTTGACCATTTTCAATAATGTATGGTTTAATAATTTCTTGTAGATATGACATCATTGCAAAATCTACATCTTCAATAGTACATTTAGGTGTTTTAAATGTATCATTATCACGCCTAACTTGAAAAGCTCTATTAATGCTTGGATCGGCTGAAAATGTTGAATATGTTTTATTTAATCTATTTTCTGCCATTATAAGTTTCTCGGTATATTATTAGGTCTATTTATTCCTGATCTTACTTCTTGTATATTCAATCTATTTCTTCTTGTTACATGTGCTGTTACTGAAATTGCAACTGATAATCCAAATTCATTATTATTCATAATTCCAATACCATCGCGTGATATTTTTTGATTTTGTCCTAAATTGCCGATAACAACACCTAAATCAGTATTAGGATTTCTTCCTGTCCAATATTGTGATGCACCTACTCCGTAAAATTCATTATCATATTCTATAACATCACCCTCTTCAATAATAATATTATCAGTTTTTAGATCTTCTCTGAAAAATCCAAATGTCGCAGTTCTTGTTACGTCATATCCTGCCTCATCACCTGTATATGATTTTTCATCTTTTTGTACCAATGCATTTATTCTCATTGGAGAATGATATACTTTATTATCGGCCTCGTCATACATATTAGCCTGAGTATCATCAAGACTAAGTTTATAGAATGCTACCTCAATATCAATTATTTTATTTATTAATTCTTGATTGAGTCTTTTAACTAATGATGCATCTCTTTCTGATCCTATAAACGCCATAATTATCCTACATATATTTTAAGTGGTATTTTTGTAAATGTATCTTGCATTGCAGTTGCCTCTGCCTGTTTTCTTTCTAATTGTGCTTGTCTTGATACTTGATCTAACATTTCTTTAAGTTCTGTAATTAACGCATCTTTTTCAGCTTGGCCTGCTGAAATAAGATCAGATGCATTTAATGTTATATCTGCATTTGGTATTGGTATTGCAGAATATTTACCACGAATATATCCTAACATTTCTTTACATAATGCTAGAGCATATCTTCTAATCCATTGTCTACCTACTGCATTAATACGATTATAAACAACATTTTGATAAGGAACATTTGAAAAATCTGATACTGTACCTGTTGAACCTTTTAATGCATTTGATCGATCTTCTTTTTTAATATATTGAAAATAAACTTTTGTATAATTTGACCCATTAGGTATAGGAAAGAATTTAATTCTATCATTAATTAATTGAAATGAAAATGCTGATTTTCTTATTTGATCATTAAATTCAATTGCCTGCAATCTTAACATATCAGCATATATAGGCATCATCATAAATGATACTCCTGGTGAATAATTTCCAAATCCAAATGCATCTAACATTTGTTGTGATCCTAAACCAGTTCCTACAAATGGATCAAAATATTTTACTATTGCCGGAGGCGCTTCATGAAATATTCTTTTTATTTCAATTGCATCTGTTCCAGGAGTTCCTGATTCTAATGATACAACTGATGAATCTGTTAAATCATACATTTGTTCATTTGCGGTTATTGAAATAGAACCTGTAAAATATGTCACATTACCACCACTTCCTGCTTCTACTCCATACTCTTCTGCTAATTCAATTAATCCTCCAAAGTTAGCAGATACTTTTTTTCCTGTCAAAGATTTAGCTGGCGTACCTATTGAATTATTATCTATAGATGCTGTTTCTGATCCGTATAAATTCAACATATTATCTCGAATATTATACGAATTTATTTGTGCACCATATTCAGTAACTGCTTCTTCAAAGGCTGCAAAAAAATTTGTATCACGCAATTCTACATCAACTATTGGATATCCTAATCTATTTGCACACCAATTAGCTACTGATATAGATTCACTTGCAAATTGAACATCGTTATCATATAATCCAAAAGGTGTACTGGAGCCACTTGTAAATGAAGGAGTTCCATCATATATTGTAATGTTTACTGCCATAGTATTATCTTTTTATATAAATATGTTGAAAGAATAGTAATCTACAAAATATCCTT